TGGATAACCTAGATTCCATATCACTAGACTATTCCTCTCTCCTTTAGTTACGGGTTTAACTCTATGCCATACAAATGAAGGGAATACAACCAAAGAGCCTTTTGGTAATATTTCTGTACACGTTCTTAAATTAGGTTTCTTATCAGGATCTTTATTCCTTAAATCAAACTCTAATTCTCCACCTTTGTATTCTTTTGGATCTGTTAACGTTACGGTTACAGATAATTTTCTAATCTTTCCTTTTGTAGGTCCTTCTTCCATATAAGGTTTATCCCAACTATCGCAGTGCCAATCATAGTATTGACCTTTTTTATATATAGTAAATTGACAAGCTTCTGAATAGTCCCAAAAAAAGTTCCATCCTGCATTTTGATTTGCTATGTGGATGTATGGTTGTATTTCTTTGTATATCCAGTGATCACTCATCCAAATAATATTAGAATCTCTTTTCTTTTGTAAATCTTTTACTTCTTCTTTGTTAAGAGGATTTTTACTTAAATCTCTATCTCTACCAAAGCCACCTGTAATGGCCATAATTTCTCTTTGTTTTTCTGCTTTACCATATTTAACAATAAGATCACATATTCGTGGTGGTATTGCAGATTCAAAATACCAATAGTAATTAGATATATTCATAGTTAATTGTTAAAATTATATTTAAACCAGTAGAAGTATTTGGTGAAAAAGAATATTTATTAGTAGCAGGAAACATTATAAAGTGATTATTTTTTATAGGTAAATGCCAAGTTCTATTTTTTCTTCTGTTATCATCGTATTCAATAATACATTCTGAAGAACCTTCTTTAACATCAATACCATAAATAAGTGTGTAGTCTGGTGAGTTACGTAAATCAACAGGATCAACTTGATGCCTTGTCCAAGACTTTTCTTTAGGACGCATAACATTACCGTGCACATTTTTTTGCACTAAAGTTCTACCATAATCTAATCTCCAATGATCTCTAACGTAATCTTGCATCCATTGTAAGGGTTGAGAGAAAGGTACAACATAATCATCAAAAGCATAAGCTTGTGGATTGTCATTAACTCTATTTTGTTTTGCGTAAGATTCTATAATGTCGTTTCTTATTTTATCACGATCAATATCAAAGCCTTTAGGCATTTGAATTTCACCTGTATATAAGTCTACTTCTGTTAATACTTTCTTGTGCATACCTATATGATATGTAATTAAATCTAATTAAAATGTCAAGTGTGTTATCTAGCTGTTTTATCCCAAGCACCTGTAGATTCATTCCACTCATATCTATGAGTAAGAGTTTCTTCTTCAGATAGTGCTGGAGCATCACCTATTGGTGATTTCCAACTAGCTGTAGGAACATCTAATATCCAACTAGCGTAAGGTTTAGCACTAATGAAAATATCGTTATCTTCATCATAAGTCATACCTATACCTGCGTAGTTACCTCTTAAAGGTGTTCCGCCGTCTTTGTGTTGTCCACCTTGTGTATTGTAAGATGTTTTTTTCCATAAAGGCCAGCTATGGATTCTTTCCATAAACTGTCTTCCTACTTCTTCATCTTCAACACCACTAGCGTTTTGACAATCAGCATCAGCTACAACTTCTACTCCTATAACTTTACTGTTTATTCCTAATTTTGCGTAATGTGCCATAATGTTTCTCCTTATATCTTATTTGTTAATTCATTTCAACTATTGAAATTTATATCTTATTATTACTACTCCTGATCCTCCTGTTGCACCTGGATTTCCAGTAGCTCCACCTCCACCTCCACCACCGCCAGTATTAGCTGTACCACTTGCTGCATTATTACCTGGAGGAGCGCTACCTGCACCACCACCACCCGCGCCAGCTGCTCCAGCTGCTCCTGGTGTATCCGAAGAACCACCAGCTCCACCACCGCCAGCTCTTGCTGTTGGAGTTCCATTAATTGAAGTTGTTGCGCCTGCACCACCTGCTCCTGAAGCTCCTGGTATTGCATTTACTCCAACTGCTGTTGCGCCTCCACCACCACCACCTTGTCTATCAGGAGATGGACTTCCACCTGTACCACCATTATTTCCTTGAGAAGGACTTACTGGGGGAGTATTTCCTGCTCCACCTGCTTTACCACTTGAAATACCTCCACCTCCTCCTCCACCTGATCCACCAGCTGTACCTATATTAGCGGCATAACCTCCACCACCTCCACCTGCAGATGTTATTGTTGAAAAAATTGAATTTGCACCTGATCCTCCATTATTACAAGCTCCAGGAGGAGCAGAACCACCTGCACCTATTGAAATTGGATAAGTTTGTACTGAAACAGGTAAACCTGAACAAGGAGTAGCTGCTAATGGACTTGCTGTGTAGCCACCACAAGCCTGTTTACCTTCTCTAAAACCTCCGGCTCCACCACCACCTGAAGCATTTGTACTAGCAATTCCTCCACCTGCACCACCAGCGACAACCACATAAGAAATTTTTGCTCCTACACCTGTTCCAAAAGTATTAGTAACAGCAAAACATCCTGAACCTGTAAAAGTATGAACTTTATAATTTGTATCAACTGTTGTTATAGTTCCACCTGTTGCTACAACAAAACCAGGATTACCTGAAACATTAGAAGTTGAATCTTGTATGTCTTGCCAGCCTTTTGTGCCATCTACATAAATTAAAGTTACTGATTGTGATTCTGTATCTAAGGTAGTATTAGCACATACACCATTTATTTTTGAGCTATTTCTACAAATAGTTACTGCATTTGAATCCCAAGTATTTGCGTAATCTTTAAAAGCTACTATATCACCAGCAGATGGGGAAGCTGGTAAAGTTACTGTTATTGTTCCTCCTGATGTATTTACAAAAAATCCATCTCCACTAACAGCAGTGAAAGGACTTGTTTTAGCAGTCGTACACCAATCAACAGTTCCTGTTCTACCGAATCCTGTTTGTGTAGCACCACACGCTAAAGTTACTGCTGTGCCCGAGCCACCTAATGTAAGTGTGCTTCCTGTTCTTTTATCTATTGTGTTTACTTTAACTGTACTCATAATTTATCCTATTGAAATTTGTATCTTATCATAACTATACCAGAGCCTCCAGCAGATCCTGAACCTGGGCTATTAGCTCCACCACCACCACCAGTATTAGCTGTACCAGCAGTTCCTTTTGGACCACCACCACCATCTCCACCAGTGACAGCACCACCTGGACCAGGGCTTCCTGCTCCACCTCCTGCAAAATATCTTGTTGAACCTGTTGGACCTGGTGTTCCATAACTTGGAGCTGTTGGACCTACAAATGGATTAGCTATATAACTTCCTGCTCCACCTTTACCATTTCCAGGAGAAGCACATCCATCACTACCTGCCGCACCTGCTCCACCACCACCACTTCCATCGAAGTTTCCAGAAGATGGCGCTCCATCTCCACCAGGATTACCTTGTGGGGGTGAAGTTGGAGGTGTATTTCCTGCACCACCACAAACTGCATTTCTACCTCCACCACCTGATCCACCTGTACCAGCACAAGAATTACAGTGTCCACCACCTTTTCCTCCGCCTGCTGATGTTACAGTTGAAAAAACAGAGGCTGCACCATCTGATCCTGCATCAGGGCTTCCTGATGGTGCTCCTGCACCTCCTGCACCTATTGTTATAGGATAAGATTGTGCTGTTACTGTAATTGCTGTGTTAGGACTTGCTCCTGAATTATTTAAAGGAGAGTTTGATCCTGGTGCTGTTGAAAAAATTCTAAAGCCTCCTGCTCCACCTCCACCTGAACCTCTTGGCGGACCATAATTATTTGATCCTCCACCTGCTCCTCCTGCAACCACATTATAATCAACTACATTATTAGGTGCACCAGTAGCTGCAGCGCTTACTGTAAAAGTTCCACTGCCTGTAAAAATATGAGTTTTAAAGTTACCACACGTAACAGTCGCGTTTCCACCAGAAGCTACAATAAAAGTGTCTATACCTGATGGACTTTCTGTAACGGATTGTTGTGTTGTCAACCAACCTTGTGTTGAGTCAACAAAAACTAAAAGAACTGAACCTCCTTCTGCTGTTAAAGTAGGATCTACAGCAGAACCCCCACCAATTTTATCTGAACCATTTGGATTTAGTGTTACTGCATTATTATCCCAAGTTCCCGCATAATCTTTTAAACCTACAATAGCACCTGCAACACCTGCTGGTAAATTAACTGTTATTGTTCCACCTGTAGTATTAACAAAATATCCTTCACCACTTACGGCTGTAAATGTAGAAGTTTTAACTGAACTTGTTTGCCAATCAACTGTGCCGGTTCTACCCATTCCAGTTGTTGTTGCACCACACGCAATAGCAACAGTTTGACCTGAAGAACCTAATGTAATCGTAGATCCACATTTTTTGATGATATTAGAACCATCTGAAACTTTTTGTATGTTATCTGCTTTAATTATACTTGCCATATTTTACCTAATTTTGAAATTTGTATCTTATTATTACTATACCTGATCCACCA